CAAAAGTAAAATTTGAAGATGTTTACTTTGATCAATTACAATCATTATTTACAAAAGCAACTGGTCTTTATACTTCGCTTTAAACTTACCAAAGACGTGGGGGTGCGACCAATCAACGCACATTTTTTTCAAACTAAATTAAACTAAAATGAACACAAAACAATTAGCAAAAGAAATCTTTCGTAAGCACTTTGAAATCGGTGCTGTTCTTGTCGATGAAGCTTTACAATCGGCAATCATTACTGCTGAATATCTTGGCAATGATGACCTTCTTAATGAAATCAAATTTATTGCATCTGTAGAATATGAACGTTCTAAAAATACAGCACTTGCAAAGTATTGGATTAGTAAACCTATTGAATCAGTAAACAATCAACTACAACTTTTTTAAATGAAAAGAAACTTTTGGACCGAACAAGAAATCAAATTCTTAATCGACAACTACAGCGACATGAAAACTGCAGATATTGCTGCAATCATGAACAGACCAATCGGGGGTGTAAATGGCAAAGCTTACGATTTGAAGTTAAAGAAATCATTTAAGCATATGAAAGCACTGCTTGAAATTGAAGCAGAAAGATTGAGATCATCAGGAATAAGACATCAATTTAAGAAGGGACAACCGTCACATAATAAAGGCAAAAAAATGCCGCCTGAATTATACGAGAAAATCAAGCGCACAATGTTCAAACCTGGTAACAAACCAGGTAACATAAAAAAAGTTGGTGCAATTCGCATTGATCATGAAGGTTACACGTATGTAAAAATTGCTGATGCAGATTGGCGTTTAAAACATCGAGTTGTTTACGAAAACGTAAACGGTCCAGTTCCTGATAATCATGTTGTAATATTCAAAGACAACAACATGCACAACTTTGACATCAACAACCTGCAGCTGATCAGTCAAGCAGACAACATGTTAAGGAACACCATTCATCAATACCCGGAACAAATACAAGAATTAATCAAATTAAAAAACAAACTAAAAAAGAAAATCAATGAAAAACAAAATTGAAGATTTACGCAATCATTTATTCGCAGCACTGGAAGCATTATCAGACACAGAAAATCCAATGGAATTGGACCGTGCAAAAGCAATCTGTGAAGTTGGTCAAGTCATTATCAACAGCGCAAAGGTTGAAGTTGACTTCATCAACAAAGTTGGTGGTGTTGGAACAAACTTCATTCCACAGGAACAAAGGCAAAAACAAATTTTATAATTATTTGAAAAATGTTTTGCAGATTAAAAACATTACTTTACATTTACACACTAAACAATTTTACAAAAAACTAAAACTTTTCACGTGAAACAAAAAACTAACTATCAGAAAGAATCATTTACTTCAACACAGGCAACAGTCATTGTCATCATTTCATTGTTGATTGCATTTCTTGGTCACAATATTATTAACCTATTTTAAACCTAATTTATGTTAATAGTAATTTTAACTTTCATTATCGTTATTGCAATTTATGTTTACACATTTGCAGTATTACTAAAAGAAGAACATCAGCAAGTTATAATTTTTGACAATGAAGATGATGCATTTGCATCAATCTTAAGTCACATCTTTAGATCAAAAACTGAAACAGAATTAAGAAACATGATAAAATACATCTTTGCTTATGATGACCAGTTCAACAATGAAAAAGATTTGGATTACTTCATTGACATTTGGGATAAAAGAATGCAATCCTTAAAACCTAATAAAGCAATATGAAAAACGTCAAAACAATGCATGGTGGCAAACGTACTAATTCAGGCAGAAAAAAACAAGCAGAAACAATCAGCACAGGATTCAGGATCAATGCAGAAAGTTTAATCACCTGCAGAAAAAACAACATCAAACTAAATTCAAAAATTAACGAATTTGTAATACAGATTGCAAATAATTTGAAATAACTTTTTATTCACTTAAACAAAAACAACATGTTACGTCAAGCAACAAGAACAAAAGCAAAGATTCGCCTGGGATTATCAGCAGTTTCAGGTGGCGGAAAAACCTATTCAGCAATACTAATTGCAAAGGGTTTGTCAAAAGGTGACTTGTCAAAAGTCGCAATTATTGACACAGAAAACGGAAGTGCAGATTTGTATGCACACATGGGTAATTACAATGTATTGACATTGAATGCACCATTTTCACCGGAACGTTATATTGATGCAATTAAGACCTGTGAAGATGCAGGAATGAATGTAATCATCATTGATTCCATTACACACGAATGGGACGGTAAGGGCGGTTGTTTACAAATACAGGAACAACTTGGCGGTAAATACCAGGATTGGGCAAAAGTAACACCAAGACATCAAGCATTCATCGATGCAATTCTGCAAGCAAAATGCCACGTTATTACTACCGTAAGACGTAAGCAAGATTATGAAATGACAAAGGACGCAGGCGGAAAGATGAAAGTTGAGAAAGCAGGATTGAAAGAAGTTACACGTGAAGGGTTTGAGTATGAACTTACAGCAAACATCGAATTGGACATCAGACACAATGCAACTGCATTAAAAGATCGTACAGGGTTATTCATGGACCAACCACAATTTACACCATCAGAAGAAACAGGAAAGAAACTTCTTGAATGGTGCGAGAATGGAACATCTACAACAGAACAAAAGGTTGAATTGATTAAGACCAAACTTAACATGGAAGAAATTCCTGCATGGTTTTTAACACCGGAAGTTAAAAAAGAAATACATGATCTTATCAAGAATTCAACACTTGAAACAGCACGTCAAACAATTGCAAAGAAAAGTTTGGCTACATGTACGAATGATAAAATGGTTGATCACATCAGACAAGCACTTCTTAAATTTCAAAACTAAACTATAAACATGGAAAATGTAAACTTACCGGTTGCCTTTGCCGGAATGACAAAGACACAAATTACAATTGCTGCAGATTTAATAGTTCAAAATGTTCTTGAAACAGGCAATATTCTTGAAGTAGTTGAACAGATTGCAGCACTGGAAGCTTTCATCAAGCAAATCAAAAGCACTGATGAATTCAAGTCCTATGCACTTGATGAAATTGCAAAGCATGGCAAGGAATTCAAATCACCATCAGGCGCAAAGATTGCACCAATGGAATCAGGAATCAGTTATGGATTTGAATTCTGCGGTGATCCTGAACTTGCAGAACTACTTGAACAACAAGAACTGCTTGATGTAAAGATTAGTGACCGCAAAGCATTCCTTAAAACACTTCCAGTTGCAGGAATGGAAATCTTAAAAGATGATGAAGTCATTCAGATTTATCCGCCATTTAAGACATCAACATCAACTTACAAAGTAACACTTGCGAAATGACAGGATATTTGACCATTGAATACAATGATGAAGTTGTTGATGCACGTTATTTCAAAGGCAAACACCGAATGAAGCAAGTTCTTGAAATTTGGAAAAAACGTTACGCACACATGTACTACGCATCGAATGTTTATATTACTTTACAATCAAAAATGAATCGTTTAAATTATGATTATTGAGAATAACCCCACAACCTTAGCAGTGACACATCACGGTGTCACTGCATCGTTTACAACTACAGAAACAGACATTGAAACAATGTTTGTGCTATTCAAAGCAGCACTAATCGCAATGACATTTCAACAAGATACCATTGATGATGAAATTTTAAGAATGGCAGAAGCAATTAATGATGATCAACAACCTTTAACAAATCCCTTTAAATAACAATTAAAAACAAAGCACATGGAAATCAAATGTAAATTTAAACAACAGAATGATGTTGTAGAACGTGGCACATTTAAGTCACGCAAAGTATGGGTAATTGATGACGAAAATGCCGATTATCCGCAAACAATTGAAGTTGAAGTTGCACAGGACAAAGTAAATTTGTTTAACAACTTTCGACCTGGTCAACCATTGACAGTGTCAATCAATCTACGTGGAAGGGAATGGACCAATCCACAGGGTGAAGTGAAAGTATTTAACACCTTGCAGTGTTGGAAAGTTACTTCTGATGTTGCTGATGACGAAATGAATGGATCTATGATACAAAAAATTGTTGCTAAATTTTCTGATCCGTCAAGACCTGAACAAGGCAAAAATGCACCAACAAGATTAATTGATGAAGAATTTAATAAGTTACATGACATGCCATTTTCAAAACCTGAAAAGACAAAGAAAGCAGGTAACATTGAAAAGAACTTTCAGAATGAATTCATTCAAGAAATTACAAATGATAATAATGATTTACCATTCTAACTTATGACCTGGAAAGAACGTTACTGCAAAGCACACGAAGAAGATTTTAAAAGAAAATACCCTTCTGCATATTCGTCCGGTCATTACTTTCAACCTGCTTTACCAAAGTACAAGACAGCAAACGGATTGACAACACTTATCTGTAATGTCATGAAGTGGACCGGTCACCATGCAGAACGAACAAACAACATGGGCAGACCTATAAAGAAGTATTTTGAAAAGTTTAATATCCTATCAGGCAAACTTGAAAGAATTGAAAACGGAATCGAATGGCAGAAGGGAACAGGTGACAGGGGAACATCAGACATCAAAGGACATTTCAGAAATAAAAACTTTGAATACAGCATTCCAATTTATATTGAAGTAAAAGTCAACAAAGACCGAATGTCCGAAGATCAAAAGAAGTATCAAAAGAATGTCACCAGTTCAGGCGCGTTGTATCTTATTGCAAAAACACCCGAAGATTTCTTTGAATTTTACGATTATCTGATTTCTTTGAAGTAATTTCACAACTTTAATGATGGCATTTGTTACATAATGCCATCATTTTTTATCTAAACTAAACGATGCAATCACTAAAAAACCAAATCGAAATAATAAGTTTGATTGAACAATTTATCAAACTAAAACGAACAGGATCAAATGCAGTTGGATTGTGTCCATTCCATCAAGAAAAAACACCGTCATTCAATGTATCAAATGACAAAGGCATTTATAAATGTTTCGGTTGCGGAAAGTCCGGTGATGTTATCCAGTTTATTATGGAACATCAAAACAAATCTTATTATGAAGCAATCAAATTCCTTGCAGAAAAATACAACATTGAAATTGAAAAGAATGATAAGAAATATGAACGTCCTGTTCAACGATTAACTAAACTATCAGAAAGCACTATAAAATACTTTGAAACACGTGGCATAAGCAATAACACCCTGTTACGATTTAATGTCACAGAATCGCTTGAATACATGCCGAAAGCACAGGCAGAAGTTCCTGCAATATGTTTTAACTATTATCGTGATGAAGAACTGATCAACATTAAATACAGGGCAAAGGATAAGGATTTCAAACTTGCAAAGAATGCAGAACTAATCTTTTACAACATTGATGCAATAAAAGACACACAATCAGTAATAATTGTTGAAGGTGAAATCGATGCACTTACTTTGTATGAATGCGGATATTACAATGTTGTTTCTGTTCCAAATGGTGCAGGTAATAACTTGCAATATCTTGACAACTGTTATAAGTATTTTGAGAATAAAACGAATGTAATGATTGCCACAGACAATGATGATCCAGGCAATAATCTACGTGAAGAACTTGCAAGAAGAATTGGCAAAGAAAAGTGTTATAAAGTTTTATATCCTGATGATTGCAAAGATTTCAATGATGTACTTGTAAAGCATGGTAAGGCAATTGTGGCAAATGTAGTTGAACATGCAACGTGTTTTCCTATTGAAGGGATTCACACAATGGAAGAAATGTATGATGACGTGTGCAATTATTACCTGAATGGTTATCCAAAGGGATCAGAAACAAACATTGAAGGTATTGATGAACTACTTACATTTGCCGGCGGACAAATCACAATGATTACAGGTGTTCCAGGATCAGGTAAATCAGAATTTCTTGATTACATCATGACTAAGCTTGCAATGAATCACAGATGGAATTGGGGGGTTTGTTCATTTGAGAATCAACCATCTGCATTTCATGTCACAAAATTACAGGAAAAGGTGACAGGCAAAGCATTCCAATTCAGAACTGATCCTGCACATAGATTGAATGAAGATGAATTCAGGGCAAGCATCGGCATAATTGATGAACATTTCAGTTTCATAAACATCAATAAAGTTGATGTCACTGTTGATGGGATCATTGACAAGGCACGTGAACTGGTCCATCGTAAAGGAATCAAAGGTCTTATCATTGATCCTTGGAATTACATCGAACACAAAGTGCCTGCAAATCAAACAGAAACACAATACATCAGTGAATCATTGACAAAGTTTAAAGCATTTGCACTGCTTACAGACATTCATATCTTCATTGTTGCACATCCGACAAAGATTGCAAAGAACAAACAAACAGGTGAATATGATGTTCCAACACTTTACAGCATCAGCGGATCAGCGCATTTCTTTAATAAAACAGACAATGGTATCTGCATGCACCGTTCATTTAAAGCACCATACATTGTAACCTGCCATGTTCAAAAAGTTAGATATTCATGGCTCGGAAAGATAGGGAATGCAGCATTTCAATACAATACTAATACAAGACAATACACACCAATAAATTAATATTTATGACAAAAGACACATTTTATTTTAGCCATGATTTCAATGCCAGGACCGATGTTAAGATTAAAAAATTGATACAAAAACATGGTCTTTTGGGTTACGGAATCTATTGGGCAATAATTGAAGATTTGTATAATAATGCGAACGCATTGCCAACGGATTGCGAATGCATTGCGTTTGATATGCGAACGCAATGCGACATAATTAAGAGTGTAATACATGACTTTGACCTGTTTATAATTGGCAAAAAAACATTCAAATCTTTGAGCATAGAAAAGAGGTTAAATGAAAGAAAAGATAAATCTGTAAAGGCAACAGAATCAGCGAATAAGAGGTGGAAAAATGCGAACGCATTGCGACCGCATTGCGACCGCAATGCTATAAAGGAAAGGAAAGGAAAGGAAATAAAAAAGAAAAAGGTTTTTTTGCCTTCGGCAGTTTCTGAAAATAAACATGGAAATGTAAATAAAGAACCTATAGTTTTTTAATTAATTAAAATTTCTTATTTTTGGTAAACACATTTTTCATTGAAAAATAAAAACGATATTATTTCAGAACTTTATGTGAGCAAAGAAGTAAATGATTTGATTAAGAAAATTAAGCCAGTTGAACTGCAAGATGATCTTAAGCAATACGCATTCACCGTTCTTTGTGAAAAGTCACCTGAATTCATTATCGAACTGAACAGCAAAAAACAATTGAAATTCTTTTTGGTCAAGATTATTTCAAATTCAGTGTTCAGCAACAGGTCCGGATTCTTAACACAACACAAACTGAATGATGAACTTAATGTTGATGTGATGGAACAACAAGTGGATTCGTCAGACAACTACCATGAACTGATTGACAAATGTGTAAACGAATCAAAGAATCTGTATTGGTATAATCAAGAACTGCTGAATCTTTATTCAATACACGGATCATACAGGGCAGTGTCTAACATAACCAAAATACCAGTGAAATCAATTTACAACGCAATCAAGAAAGCTAAACAACAAATAAAAAAATCAATATGGAAATAATCTATGCAGTTGCACTTTCATTTGTTTGGATTAACATTCTGCAAATGCCTTACCGATTCAAAGCAAAACTAAACTTTAAACCTTTAAACTGTCACACCTGCTTATCCGGTTGGATCACTTTGTTCCTTACCGGGTTTCATTGGATTGCAATTCCTTACATGTGCCTTGCAATGATCCTGGCAATTATCGTTGACGGTGTAATCAGAAAACTATAATCACATGAAGATAATCGGAATAGTAAACCAACGTGCAGGATCATGTTATCACCGGGTGTACACACCCCTGATGAACATGGACCATGACACACACATCACAAACAAGCTCACAGAAGAAGCAATTGAAAAGTTTGGTTGTGATCTGTTAGTGTTCAACCGGTATGCAAACTTTAATCAAGCAAAAGAAATCAATGAACTACGTGTAAAGTATGGTTTCAAGATTGCAATTGACATTGATGATTACTGGCACCTATCAGAAAACCACATCTTAAAACCACATTGGGACGCAGATGGAGTTTCAAACGTAATTATCAACAATATGATTGAAGCAGACATAGTCACATGTACAAATGAACGTCTTGTAGATGCAATTAAAGTTTACAATAAAAATGTTCACGTGTTACCGAATGCCATACCAGGTGGATTTGAACAATTCAATCTTAAGCCGCAAAAGTGCCACAAAATTCAAATCATGTATCAGGGATCAATCACCCACAAAGATGATGTTGATTTGTTAAAGAATCCCATGAAACGTGTGGCATCAGATTCACAGCTGCTTAAGAAAATCAAAACAACATTCGGCGGTTATGTTCCAGACATGCCGGAATCTAACATGATGTTGTCTGCATTTACCTGCAGCTTGAAGCTTGAACCATTGGTATTTCCGGCAATGAAACCGACAGAATACTATCAAGTTTACAACAATGCAGACATTTCACTTGTTCCATTGATAGCAAACAAATTCAATTCATACAAGTCAAACCTTAAGATTCTTGAATCTGCTTATGCAGGTGTTCCGGTCATTGCATCACGTGTTGATCCTTACCTTGACTTTCCTGAAGATTGCGTTATGTACGTGGATAGGCAGACAGAATGGTATCACCACATCAAGTTGTTGACTGATTTTGATTATGTACGTGAATTGTATGGACGCAATCTGATGGATTATTGCAACGAACATTACAACTTTAAAACAATTAACGAACAAAGAAAAGCAATATATGAAACTTCAAAATAGACAATTCTTAGAATTGAACAGGTCACATCATCACACACTTACTGTTGCAGGATTCCTTACAAACCTAACAAACGAAGTAAGGCAAACAATGCTTAACATCATTCGTGAAGAATTCAGTCCTGGTTATCTATGTTGCCTGCATTGCAATGAAGATATTGCACAGATGATTAAATATCTTTATGGTCAATACAATCAGTTATTGCAGCGTGAAGCAGAACAAAAACCAATATCAAATGAAAAAGTTACAAAAAAACGAACAAAGAATCCTTAAACTTGCTGATGAACTTGAAAAGCAACAAAAGGATAATTCGTATAAAAATGCGAATATTTGCGAAGAAATGCAAATATCGGTGGCAATGTTTCACAGATACAAACCTAAAGCAATGCTGGAGTTACAGAAACGTGCCGAATTTAAACGTTCTTTAATAAATGATACATACACACACGAAATAAACGAAGGTCTTAGAAACGGCTTAAAATCGGATTTAGAGATAGAACTACAACTTTGCAAGATTGCATTCGGGGAAATTGATGTGATGGAAACAACATCAACACCTGATGGATTTATTGAATTTAACCGCAAACCAACACCAGGTGAAATGATTAATGCCATGAAAGAACTATGGAAGAAACGTGGGACATACGCACCGGATAAGATTGACGGAATCATTTCTGCATACAACGTAACACTAAACTTAAATAAATAAACTATGACATCAATAGAATGGTTAATAGAAGAACTTACACCATCAATAGCATTACAACAAAAGTATATTGATGAGTTAAAAGAAAAAGCAAAAGAAATGCACAAGCAAGAGATTATAGATGCTTGGAATGATGGTGATTATGCTTATTTCTACTCAAAAGAAACAGGTAAAGATTTTGAAAATGGAGAACAATACTATAACGAAACATTTAATAAGT